TAACCCCATCTAGTGAGGTGGGGTTATTCCCAAATTTAACTGTTGATGAAAAGCAACAATCAAAAATAGACGATATTGTTTTTGAAGATAGGCAAGAAATTGAAATGTTAGAATTATATGGGCATTAAAAAATTAGTTTTTATTTGTTGGCTAAACAATCAACACTACAATATAGCGGCTAAATATAGAGCAGCTTTGCAACGTGAAATTGATATTGCTAAATATTACAAATACACTAATGATCCTTTGCTTATTGCATCTTTGAAACAAATTGAATTATCTAAGTATGATACATACAAAGGCACTTTAACACGAAATGAACAATTTTTAATTTTTAATCAACAACGCAAAATAAATAAACAAGCTATTTTGCAAGAAACTTTAAAGGAACTGGCAACCTATAACCAGCAAATAAAATGGAAAAAATTAGAATCAATGGTAGCATCTGTTTAACAGAACTAATCGAAAAAGCGAAAGCACAACATTCTGCTTTTTCAAAAGCTGCAAATGGTAAAATTTATGTAAATTTTACAGGTTGGGTAAATGACAACAAAGACAATTTCAAAGATTTTAGTATGCAGTTGAATAATGCTGAGGGTAAAAAGGAAACAGAAGGAACAGTTTATATAGGTAGTGGTAGGATAAAACCTAACCAAGTTCCAGCGTCAACTGCAGCCGAAGTAGCTAAAGACCCTATTTTAGATATTGCAGACGATTTACCATTCTAAAATGGATTACAAAAATTCATATCAGAAAGCCCATGAGGCTTGGTTTAAAGTTAAATACCCATTGGCTTATGCTGATGGGCATTTAACAGCAGCTAAATTGCCAAATGTAAACAAGGCAAATGGGTTAACAAAATTTATTGTAAACTATCTTAACTGGCTTGGACATCATGCTGAACGTACTAATACAATGGGTATTCCTAAAAAAAAGACTTATCAAAAGTTTAACATATTCTCCCAACAATTAGTTACTATTGATAATGGTGTTGAATGGACAAAAGGCAACGGAACAAAAGGAAGCTCCGATATTAAAGGACACTTTCGCAATCCTAAATACGCTTTTTCAATTCCTTTTTATATTGAGGTAAAAGTAGGCAAAGACCGTTTGAGTGACGACCAAAAAGACTATGGAACGAAAGTAAGTAACACAGGGGCTTTGTACGCCGTTGTAAAAAATGTAGATGATTTTTTTGAGTTTTACAACAAAGCCCTAATTTTGTAAACAAATAATCGTAGCAGGATTATTCACAACTTATTGCCCTCAAGGCTATCTAAGCTGCTACCTTAGATATTGCTGAGAGGGCTTTTTATTACATGGAAAATTATTTAAAGTTCATAGAAAACAAAAAACATATAATAGGGGATTTTGGATTTCAAGCAAATTACATTCCTAGTATTGCGTTTGACTTTCAAAAATTTGTTATTGAAAAAGCTATTTTAAAAGGTAGATGTGCTGTATTTTTAGATACTGGATTAGGTAAAACTTTAGTACAATTATCACTAGCAAAAAACATTGTAAATCATACTAATAAAAAAGTATTGATATTAACACCCCTAGCGGTTGCGTTTCAATTTATTTTAGAAGCTGAAAAATTAGGGATTGACGATATCGAATATTCTAAAGATGGGAAACATACTAAAAAAATAGTTGTATGTAATTACGAACGTTTACACTACTTTAACGAACAGGATTTTGAAGGAGTTATTTTAGACGAAAGCAGTATCTTAAAAAACTTTGACGGCAAAATAAAACAAGAGGTTACAAGTTTTGTTAAAAAAATACCTTATAGATATTTGAGCACTGCAACTCCATCACCAAACGATTTTATTGAATTAGGTACAAGCTCCGAAGCATTGGGTTATATGGGCTATATGGATATGCTAGGGAAGTTTTTTAAAAATAATCAAAATTCCGTTGATAGTAATAATCGTAATATTGGCGAAAAGTTTTACTTAAAACCACACGCCGAAAAAGATTTCTTTGCGTGGGTTAATCAATGGTCTATTATGGCAAAAATGCCAAGTGATTTAGGTTTTAGTAATGAAAAATATAATTTACCTGAATTGATAGTAAATAAGCATGTGGTTAAAAATGAAAGCAATATTTATTTAAATGGTCAATTACAAATGTTTAATATTGAAGCTAAAAGTTTTCACGAAGTAAGGCATGAGCAAAAACAAACCGAAGAAAAAAGATGTGAAAAATCTATTGAATTAGCAAATGGTAAAACATCGGTTTACTGGTGCAATACTAACAACGAAAGTGCATTACTTAAAGCAAATGATAAAGAAGCGGTTGAAATAATAGGAAGTCAATCTATTGATAAAAAAGAAGAAATACTACTAGCTTTTGCAAATGGAGAAATTAAGCGACTTATAACAAAAGCAAAAATGACTTCAATGGGTTTAAACTGGCAACATTGTAACCATTCAGTATTTTTTCCTACATGGTCTTATGAGCAATACTACCAAGCTATTAGACGTTTTTGGCGTTTTGGACAAACAAAAGACGTTACTATTGATATGGTTATATCGGATGGTCAAACAAGAGTATTAGAAGCCTTGAACCAGAAAACACAAAAAGCAATTGAACTACATAAAAACTTAACTGAAAATGTTAATCGTAGTTTTGAAAACAAAGTAAAAGAATTTAATAAACAAATAATAAAACCTAAATTTATTTAACATGGTAAAAGAACAAGTAATAACAGAAAATTATGCGATATACAATAGCGATTGTATGTTAGTATTACCTACACTAGAAAATGAAAGTATTGACTTATCAATTTATAGTCCCCCTTTTGCTGGATTGTATAATTACAGCTCCAGCGAAAACGATTTTAGTAATTGTGAAAGCAAAGAGCAATTTTTGGAACAATACGAATTTTTAGTAGCTGAAATAGCAAGGGTAACCAAAAAAGGTAGAATAACAGCGGTACATGCTACAGATGTATTTGATAATACTTGTAGGCTTTGGGATTTTCCAAACGAAATTATACGAATACATCAAAAGTATGGGTTTGAATATAGAAATAGAATTACTACTTGGAAAGAGCCTTTAAAGGTTCGTATGAGAACAATGGTACAATCTTTAATGCACAAATTTATTGTAGAAGATAGTACAAAATGCTTTACTGCAATGCCTGATTATGTACTTATATTTACTAAAAAAGGTGAAAACGAAGTACCAGTAATACATCCATTTGGAATAAATAATTATGCTGGTGAAACTCCTATTTTACCAAATATTTTAAGAGCGTGGAATAATGCAAACGAAAGCAATTTGAATGAGGTTGAACTTTGGGAACACTTAAACAAAGTAAATGAAACCGATAAAATTACAAAGCTAAATCATTATATATGGCAAAGATATGCTTCAAGTGTTTGGGATGATATTAGAATTGACAATGTGTTACCTTTTCGAGATAGTAAAGAAGACGACGACGAAAAGCATGTACACCCTTTGCAGCTTGATGTTATTGATAGATTAGTTGAATTGTATTCTAATCTTAATGAAGTTGTTTTAACACCTTTTATGGGCGTAGGTAGTGAGGTTTTTAGTCCTGTTTCAATGGGTAGAAAAGCAATAGGTATTGAGTTAAAAGAGAGTTATTTTAAACAAGCTAAATTGAATTTAAAAGAAGCTGAAAAACGGTTTGTAAAAAACAATATAGTACAAAATTCATTATTCTAATTTATGATAAAAGCCATATTCCAAGACTACAAAGAATTAGGGTTGAAAGTAATTCCTATTGAATGGGATTTAACAACAAACCAACCTGTATCACATCATAATTGGAGTGAACAAAAGGAATGGCAATTAAAGCCACATCATAATGCTATAATGATACATACTGGAAATAATTGGGCTGCTTTGGATTTTGATATAAAGAACACAAAAAACAAGCAACTATTTGACCAATGGCTTACAATCATAACCAACTCCGAACCTGATATTTTGGCTAAATGTTTTATCGAAAAAACAAAATCAGAAGGTTACCATGTTTGGATTAAATACGCAAAATTACCTAAAAAAACAGCCCTTGCAGATAGTGAAGCAGGGGCTGAGGTAATTGCCTTGTATGCAAATAACCCACTTGTATATACATATCCAACTCCAGGCTATTCAGAATTTTACCAAAGTATGGCTGACGTGCAAGAATTAACTGACGAAGAATATAATTATTTAATTCAACTTTGCCAATACTTTAACGAATACAAGCCAACTTATGATCCAACAAAGAAAGCTATTAATTACCCTAAAGGATACGAAAAGCAATTGCTTGAATATGACAACAATTTAAGTAATGAAGACTGGCACAGTATGCTGTTATCTATTGGCTTAGAACCAATAAGAGATTTCAGGTACAGCAACAAAGATAAGTTTGTGGCTTATCGCCGTACTGCATCAACTAGCAAGGCTATTAGTGCTAAGGTTTATTTTAAAACAAAGCGAGTGCTATTGTTTACAGCGTCATTGCACCAGTACCCAAATTGGCATAATAAAGATGAATACCCTATTTGGGCGTTACCGCCAAGCTTTGTTCTTTATTATAAACTTGAGCGTGACTGGAACGAGGTTTTAAAGTTTATCGGAGTTAATAAAGTTGCATCTAGTGATTTCCCTTATGAAATATTCCCTGAGCCTATAAGAAATAGTATTTTTGAAGTTGCAAAAGAGCGAAGTTTAAACCCTATATTTTTGGCAACTGCTGGTTTATGGACTGCTTCAAGTTTGGCTGGTACTTGTTATAAATCGGACTTTGGAAGTGACGGCAAAAACATTTTGTTTGCTATGATTATTGCTCCTGTATCTGTTGGTAAAACTCCAGCTTTTAAGGCAATGATGGAGCAGCCTTTAAAGCAAATGCAAGAATATGAAGACGCTGAATATAAAAGACTTTCGGCTGAATGGAATAGCGAAAAGTTAGCAAATGCTGGTGAAAAAAAGAATTTTACAAAGCCTAAGCCTAAAAGGTTTGTACCATTTGCCGTTGATGGTACAACAGAAGGATATATTCAACTTTGCCAAGACCAAGCAAGCGGGATAGGAGTTTACCATGATGAAGCTGAAACAATCCTAAATGCTGGTAGTTTTAAATCTAACAACGATAGTATTAGTTTTTTTACCCAAGCTTTCGGCGGTGGGAGATATACCCAAGTTAGGGCTGATAGAGATAAAGAGCGTGTAGTTCCTAATCTAAATATTAACCTATTAATGGGAACGCAACCAAGTAGGCTTAAAAACATTTTTACTGAGGATAGAATTGCCAACGGTTTTGCATCCAGGTTCTTAATGGTAGAAAGTGATTACATTGAATTAAATGAAGATGCAGACCCATTTGCTGGGAGCCGTCAAATATGTGATGAATGGAAGCAGCTAGTTAATGTGTTGTACGAAGCTAACAAGTTAAACCTTGAAGGCGACTGCAACGCTATTACAGTTCAAATAACGAACGATGCAAAGGAATTGTATAGAAAATACTACAAACAGAATTTAAAGGCTGCTAATGGGCGTATAAATGCGAATACAGACGGTTTTATTATTGGTACTTATGCAAAAATGAGTACCTATATCCCAAGACTTACACAATTGATTGCTATAATTCAAAATCCATTACAGCCGTTAGTTGATGTTACAGTTGTTGAATTAGGGCAAAAGTTATTTAATTTTTATGCTAATTCTACAATTAGCATACTTAGCAGATTACATAGTGAAGTTGATAATGGATTGCCAAGTGAATTAGAAAATCTTTATTCAGCTTTGCCTGAGGTTTTCACTTTGAAACAAGCGGAGGAAACTTGTATTAAAATAAATTTAAAACCTTCAAAATTTAGAGCCTCACTTCGGCGTAAGGACTTTCAAAAACTATTTAAAAAAATAGCACATGGGGAATATCAAAAAGCACTTTAATTTAAAGTGCTTTTTTTTTGGGCAAATGTACAGATATGTACAACTTTGTACACGCTCAAACCCTTACTGGCATTGAATATGTACGATATGTACACTTTTTATAGAATTATATAAATTTAATATATATATATAATAAAAAAAGAAAAAAAGAATATTTTACAAAAAACTGTACATATCGTACATATCCTTTGTGGATAAGGGTTTCAAGCGTTTTTTTAAATGTGCATATTGTACATATTGTACAATTAAAAAACCCCTGCTAAGACTAGCAAGGGTTTATCCTTAAAATCCAAAACGCCATGAAAAAAACTATTTTATATTTGGAACAATAACATAGTAGTATTGCCCCTTTAAATTTTGTATCGAGTTTAACCACGCTTTTATTTTTTTATTCCTGGAATAATAACTGCTGTAATAAGTTTCACCTAAAAACTTTTCAAAATTATAAAACCTTAACCATCCATTTCTAACATCTTTTGTTAGGCCTACTCCTTCTTTATTTAATTTTGCCATTTTTTTACTAATTTAGTTTTGCAGTTTCTGCAATCTGTTTTTGCTTCTTTATCTTTAGGCTTATAGTTTGCATTGCTCCTTGCTCCACAATTAGGACAACTAAGCATTATTTGTTTTACTTTCATATAATTGTTTTAAAATAGGCAGTGTGTAGAGAACACACCAGCCGTTAACGATTGTAACCATTAAAAAAATATTTATATCATTGCATTGTCATCATCAATTCCTTTAGCAAGTAATTGAAATATGTATATGAATAAGCACAATGCAGCTATTTCTATGGCATTTTTAATAAAAAAAGCTATCATGATTGTTATTTTCGTGGTCGTCTAAAATACAGCCTACTATGTACAATATTAGGCATATTGATAAAATTATGGTTGCTTTCATAAATTAGTTATTTAAAGCGTTTAAATCGTTATTTAGGTTCTCAGCTACTGTTTGCATATTAACACCATTTGTAAGTACTGGAACGTGCTTTAATTCGCTTAATAGCTGTATTGCTAGTTGTTTTAATTGAATTTCAATAATTAGCTTTTGATTTTGATAATATTCATTGTCAAACTCTTTAAATAAACTTTCATTTACTTGATAGCTAGAAATGCACTCTTTTAAGATAAAAAACGTTTTTTCCATTGTTTTATTTTTTAGTTTTTAATTTTTGTTTTTCTCTATTCATTTTTTCCATGATAGCTTCCTCAGTGAAGTTTGTCATGTTGTAACCTAATTCGTGGTTTACAGTTACAAATGATTTTAACTCTAATCTTAAACTTTCTTTAACCCTTATACAAGAGCCATACTTAACTTTGTAAAATTCCGATTGTTTTGTCATTATTATTTTTTTTGTTAGAAAATACTATATTTGCATTTGCACAGTAGTTTTTAATATTCATGTTGTTATTTTTTAGTTGAAGCCTTTGTTTATGCAAAGGCTTTTTTTTATTTGTGAGTACAAAAATAAGATATAAAAATATACAAATATACTTTTATTAAGATTTTAAGGAAAATTTAATTTTTTGTGATGGAATATAAATTCCTTACTTTTGTAGTGTATGGTACAACCTAAAGGAAATACTGATAGCAATCTAAGTGACAAACAGGAAATGTTTTGTAAAGAATACTTGATTGACCTTAATGGAAATAAAGCTGCTATTAGGGCTGGTTATTCTCCTGACAGTGCAAGAGTTCAAGCTAGTGTACTATTAACAAACCCTAACATACTAGCACGTATAAGGACATTAATGGATGAAAGAAGCAAAAATCTTATGATTGATGCAACTTTTGTTATTGAAGGGTTAAAGGATGTTTATAATAAGTGCATGCAGCCAACACCAGTTTTAGCGTTTGATGCAGCCGAAAAAAAGCTAAAACAAAAGGTTGATGAAGAGGGTAATTTTGTTTTTGAGTTTGATAGTACTGGAGCAAATAAGGCACTTGAATTATTAGGAAAACACTTGGCTTTATTTACTGAAAAAACAGAAAACAAGCACACTGGAAGTGTAGGCATAAACATAAACTTCACCGAAAGCGATGGATGTGAACCAATCAAGGAAAACAGTCACAGTTAAGTACACACCAGTATTTAAAGCTAATCTGAAAGCCTATGAAAGTGGGTTATATCGTGTTATTGCTAATCAA